ACTTTAAACGATAAACTGTTTACTAACTCGATTACTTTTGGTAGTTGAATCAAACTCATATTGTTCCTTAGTTAATTAGCCATGTCACCATGCCTACAAAATAAATTCCTACAGCCACTGCCTCCACTAGGAAAAGCGGTAAATCTCGCTGCAAGAAACCTGCTAGTGTCCACAATGCAGATCCTACTAGACCGAACACTACATTCATAGGATAGATATTAAAGCTAGTCAAAGCAATACCTATCAAGCAGAGTATAGTGCCAACCCACTTCAGTAGAATCATACGCACACCGTAGAGTTAGGACACACCGTACACACGACATACTTACCGCCTGATACAATCGTTGTAGTCGTACATGCCATACTATTATTATACACTAGAATCAGTGTTGCTGCAAGTAAAATCTTTTTCATATTGTATTCTCCATTGTTTGCGTTACATCTTTAAAGTCTTTGTTATCAATGACAACAACTTCCTCTGTTCGTACTTCTCCTCTACGTTGCATAATCTTTTCTTGAGGCTGTCCTTCAATTGTAAAAAACTTTAAAGCGTTATCAAACTCAACAACCATATAGGCAGGTATCTTTGAATCGGAAGCTTTTGATTTCATAGCGTAGAATTTCTTCTTACTAAACTGAAAGTCAGGATACTTTCCAAAGTTCATGAAGCGTCTGCGATACTCTACAATCCCTTTAAGTTCATTGTCCTTGTATATTTCCCAGTCCCATATACTAAACTCATGCTGAGCTTTAACCTCCATGTTCAAAATATCTTGCAACCTTTTTCTAGCGTTCTCTTGGTTCGCCATATCAATCTCAATCTGACCAGCGTCTTTACGAAACATTCCTCTTTCTGTCATAGGTTATTCTCCTCTGGTGGTAACTCTGACATCCTGCCTGTCATTCTGTTGTACAACAACCTACATGCTAATCCAGTCAGTCCACTGAATCGATTCTTGAGGATACGCACATAAGTAGTGTTCCGCTCCATCGCATCAGTATGCTGTCCATTACGCTCTAAACCAATCACCATGTCACTTAACTGAGCAATTGCACCTGACCCCCTTAACTGTGCTAGTGAAGTCGCTGCGCCCTCCTCATGCCCCTTAGATTCAGGACGCTTAAGGTGAGACACAACGAACAAGGCAATGCCTGTCTCTTGTACTAGCATACGCAGTTTAGTCATGATCTCATCGATTGCCTTACGCTCGTCTCCAGACTCCTGCGCGCTTACAATAATGCTGATATGATCAACGAAAATATATTTGCAATCCAAGCCCCGAGCCATAAACCGCACACGATTGACAATGTTATCAACGGAAGTGCTACCAAAATGATCAAACAAATACAGCCTATCTGTTCCAAGTGTTCTATTAAACGCATCTTTTATATCCTCATCTGTTGCCTCACAATCGGGTAAGTGTAAGGGTTTGTTTGCTGCCAATGCCATCAATGATTTTGCTGTCTTCTTAACTGACTCCTCCAGGAACATGAGTCCAATATTATCTTCTGTCTTGCTGAGGATCTGCCACACAATCTCACGCAAGAACTGAGACTTACCTAGTCCTGATCCTGCAGTCACTGTTACTAACTCACCTAGTCTGATACCGTAGGTTAGATCGTTGATCCCTTCGTAGGGATACATCACCTCTGCCTTCTCCTCTGCCTGATTGACTAAATCCCACAGCGTAGAGCCTGAGACAATCCCATCGGGTACATACTTCTCAGCATTCCACCATGTATCCACGAACTCCTTCGTCTTACTCGTAGACAAGTAGTCGCATGCATCCTTGAGATCCTTGGTAGGGTACTTGAATATGTGTGCCTTCGCACCAAACAATTCCGCTACTTGATTCGCTGCTTGCTGCCCAGGTTCGTCATTGTCAAAGCAGATTACAATCTTCTCAAAGGAATCCAAGTACTCATAACTTGCACGACAATCCTTGAGTGCTGCAGACGCACCGTTACGAACAGACACCACTGGAAACCGTGAGCCTGTCAACTGATAGACTGCCAAGGCATCGAACTCACCTTCGGTAATCGTGATAGCCCTGCCTCCTGGAGTGAACTTCTGCTGCCCGAACATGGTCGCACTCTTCCAGTCACCCTGTACGCTGAACTCCTTCGCAGTCATCGACCTAGTCTTGGCTGCTACCGTCTTTCCTGCTGCATCGCAATATGGAAAGTAGTAATTCTTACCGTCAGATCCTGCACCAAAGAAGTGCATAGTTGCCTTGCTGATACCACGCTCTGCTACATGGACTGCCTCTGTGTTTTTAAATACCTCTAGGACTTGCATAGAGCCTCGCTGTTGAGTTTGTTTATCTAGGTAGATACCTAGCCCTTCCATGTCTTCCATCGTCGCTCTAGGGGCTGCTATACGAGTGTGGCACACATGACAAAACTGGTGACCGTCATCGTATAGTGAATTAGCATCACTAGACCCACAATTATTACATGGTATATGCTTTAAGAAGTTAGATTCTATGCTACCCAAGGTAATTCCTCCTGACTTTCCTGCCTCTGCATCCGTAAGTGATAGCATGCATAGATATCATCCATCACCTTATCGACACCGTACAGTTGGATAAAGTCTACTGCATCCTGGATCATGAAGTGGTAGACCATCTCTTCATCGTGTTTGTTGCAACTCATGGTATTCACCTTATTAGTTTAACTACTTAGATACTTATATAAAAAACAATAATATATAAATCTACTTAAGACTACTTAGTATAACTACTTAGTAATAGTATAGCAGACATTGAGACTGTTGTCAATAACTTTCTTCATCGTAGTCTCCTTCTTCGTACTCATCGTCTTCATTCCCGTCGTATAAATCATATCGTACTTCACTAAGTAAGTCATCACTAACAGTTGAGTAGCACTTGTTACACATGTCTAAGTACTCACCAGTTGACACACTCTTGCGTGTAGACTCATAGTCATTTAGGTTTTTATCGCAGCAATGGCATCTCATAATATGGAATCTCCTAGTATTGTATACGCTTTAATGAATCGATTGTCTGTTAACTTCTTCTTAAATACTTTAATTGTCTGTATCCTTAGCGATCTGTCTAGAGATAAGAACTTCTCTGCCTCTTCCTTATAACTAAAGATACGGATAACGCTACCATCTGTCTCTAAAATCTTATATAACTTCATATTGTTCCCCTTGCTATAGCAATAAGCACATGTATTGTAAAGTATATCGCAGTAAATGTCAAGAGCCACCGTATAAACTTATCAAAATTATCTTGCTTCATTAGTCTCTCCCCACATAGTAAGCAACCACTAACCAAAGTATAACTACGCACCAGTATACACTCATTTATCATAGTCACCAGCAATGAATTGATCCGTAGTAATCCCACGTTTACGAGCCTCTTGAGTGATCCATACGGCTTCATCATGATACTTTTGATACTTAGCCTCAACCGCAGGATCGACAGGCTCTACAGCCCTGCATTGTAGTTTGTTATTGCCTACCCTGTTAGCCTCATGAATCCCTGCTAGTGCCTTGTGTAAGTAACTCATTGATTGTACTCCTTCGCTTGTTGTATAAAAGTATTGACTGAATCCATTTCCGATTTAGTGAATACGCACCGATACTTATTCTCTGATACTAGCAGCTCATCCGCATAAGTACGTGCCTCTTGATAAGTATTAAACCCTTTACCATCTACATAAAAATTAAATTCCATATATCCTCCGTTTATTCCACTCTAAAAAACCATTTAACGTATGCCCTTGGATTAGGTACTTGATTATCGTACCATACCCCATCGATCAACGCAAGCGCATGCCTTGATTTAATAACGTAATACTTACCCGTAGGATATTGCTTAGCAAAATTCGCTAGTGACATCTTGATTTTTACAGGCATGGACGATTTAGTTTTTATCCACTTATCTATAGGAATGTCTGCCTCCTTCTGCCATCTCAGAGTATTTAAAACCTCCGTAATCATGCGTACACTTGCCCCTTTACCTCCTACCCTTCCATGATCTAAAAACGTCCTATACACCTCATAATAGGGCTTGTTTAAGACGATACTCATGGCATTAAGAGCGCAATTATTACGATCGCTTAGGGTTATATCTGCCAATTGTTTTACGTATTCCATTTTAGCTATTCCATAGGTTAAGGGTTTTATTGCTAAGCTTATCTACAATGCGCTTATAAACATCTGCTTTACTTTTATAGTAGTGGTAATTAGGGTCTCCATCCCTAAAATTATTCCATCTATTACAATCCGCATTGCTTAGGATATCCCTAGCTAGATCATTGCTAGAATAGTGCCCCTTAAAACCGTTGATATTGTAGTGAGCGATAAACCCACTTGCCAGGTAGATATACTTATATCCCGTCCCGTTAAGCTTTTCGATATCGTCGCAAGCTTTCACAATGTTATTGACAATCAAGCTTTTCTGTTTTTCTGTTATTGC